CAGCCTGGTCGGCTTCTTCGCCAAGCACCTGAACGTCGAGCCCGGCATGGCCGCGCGCGCCGACAACTGGGCGGGCGCGGAGTTCTGGAAGCAGAGCGCCGATCCGACCATCACCCTCGACACCATTCTGGAGCGCTGCGAGGTCATCATCGTCGGCCTCGACGGCGGCGGCCTGGACGACCTGTACGGGCTGACCGTGCTCGGCCGCGAAACGGCGGAAATCGACCTCGATGAGGACGCGCCCGAGCCCGAGCCGGGCGCCGAGACCATCGACGGGCGCCGGCGCATCAAGCGCTGGCTTTGCTGGAGCCATGCCTGGGCCCACCAGATCGTGCTCGAGCGCCGCAAGACCATCGAGAACAAGATCCGCGACCTGGTCGCCGCCGGCGAGCTGACGCTGCTCGAGGACGGCGCCATGGAGGGCGGCCTTCCCGCCGATATCGCGCAGATCCTGAAGATCGTCGTGCGGATCCGAGAGGCGGGGCTGCTGTGCTGCGTCGCCGCCGACCCGGCGGGCCTGGGCGAGATGGTGGACGCTCTGGCCGGCGTCGAGATTACCGAGGACAACCGCGAGAGCGGCTCGAATTACGTCATCGGCGCGCCCCAGGGCTACGCCTTGATGAACGCGCTCAAGACGGCGGAGCGGAAGCTGGCCAACGGCACGCTGCGTCACGCCGACCAGGCGCTGATGGACTGGTGCGTCGGCAATCTGAAGATCGAGGCCACCGCCACCGCGATCCGCGCCACCAAGCAGAACGCCGGGGACGCCAAGATCGACCCGGCCATGGCCCTGTTCGACGCCGTCACCGTGATGGTGACCAATCCCGACTCGCGACGCTCGGTCTACGAGGAGCGCGGCCTTCTGATTTTCTGACGGAGGCCGCCGCACGATGGGCTACTGGTCGCGCGTCCTGGACGCCGTTCGCGGCAAGTCGACGATGTCGATCGACGAGTGGTGGGCCGAATATGGCCCCACGTCGGTCAGCGCCGGCGGCATGGCGGTCACGCAGCTCACCGCCCTGCAGGTCTCCACCGTCCAGGCCTGCGTCTCGATCCGGGCGGAGGACATCGCCAAGCTGCCGGCGCATGTGTACCAGGCGCTGCCCAACGGCGGAAAGCAGGTGGTCGCCGACCATCCGCTCGAGCGCGTGCTGCAACGGCCCAACGACTATCAGAGCCGCTTCGAGTTCATCGAGCAGATGCAGGTCTCGATCCTGCTGCGCGGGAACGCCTATGCGGTGATCCTGCGCGACGGCCGCGGGCGCGTGACCGATTTGATCCCGATCAACCCCGATCGGGTGTGGATCTACGAGGCGCCAGGCGGCGAGGTCTTCTACCAGGTCGCGCGCCGCGGCCTGCACGAGACCGCCGTGCTGAAGTCCATGCCGCTGATGATCCCGGCGGAGGACATGCTGCACCTGCGCTGGCTGGCGCTGGATAATTCGCTCTACGGCGCCTCGCGGATCGGCCTGGCGCGCGAGGCCATCGGCCTGGCGTTGTCCCAGCAGGAGCTGGCCGGGCGCCTGTCGGCCAACAACACCAACCTAGGCGGCGTGCTCACGACCGACCAGAAGCTGACGCCCGACGCCGCGGCGCGGCTCAAGAAGGCCTGGACCGAGCGCAAGCAGGGTCTAAAGAACGCCGGCGACACCGCGGTCCTGGAGCAGGGCCTGAAGTGGCAGCCGATGGGCATGTCGGCGCGCGACGCCGAGCTGATCGCCGCGCGCAACATGCAGGTCCAGGAGATCGCGCGTCTGTATCGGATGCCCATGCACAAGCTCGGCGTCGTCGAACGCGGCGTCGGCGCCTCGATGGAGCAGCTGGACCAGGACTATATGAACAGCGTGGTCTCCAGCGACCTCTGCCGCTGGGAGGCCAAGCTGGACCAGACCTTTGGCCTGTCGGCCGACGGCGTCTACGTCGAATTCGACGTGGCGGGCCTGCTGCGCGCCTCGCTGATGACCCGCTATGGCGCCTATCGCACCGGCATCGTCGGCATGTTCCTGACGCCGAACGAGGCGCGGCGCGCCGAGGGCCTGCCGGACCATCCGAACGGCGACACCCTCTATCAGCCGACCAACGTCGCGCCGATCGGCTGGGAGCCCACGGGCGCCGAGACCGGCCCGGGCAGCGATGTCACCGGCGCCGCGGCGCCCGGCGGCGCGGGCGATCCCGCCTCCACCGACGACGACACCGCGCCGGACGACTGAGCGCGCCCAAACCGGCCCGTCGCGACGACGCGCCCAGCCCTTCGATGGAGCGGCCATGAAACGAGCCTTCACCGGCCCGGACGCCAACGCGCGCTACGAGCGCGCCGGCCACTTCCTGCTGGCCACCGTGTTCGGCGACGCCGAGTCGCGGACCTGGTGCGACCGCAAGGGCGTGGCGATCCGCAAGGACGTCACCGAGGGCATCGGCAGCGCCGGCGGCTTCCTGGTCCCCACCGAGCTCGAGAACGCCATTCTCGACCTGCGCGACAGCTTCGGCGCGTTCCGCCGGCGGGCGCGCGTCTGGCCGATGGGCTCGGACAGCTCGGTCTTCCCGCGCCGCACCGGGACAGCCCAGGCCGCCTTCTTCGGGCGCGGCATCCCCGCGTCCCAGACCAACACCGGCATGGACGCGGTCAACCTGAACGCCAAACGGCTCGGCGCGCTGCTCCAGCTGTCGAGCGAGCTGGCCGAGGATTCGATCGTCGACATTGTCGACTATGTGGCCAACGAGATCGCCTGGGCCTTCGCGGAAAAAGAGGACGACTGCGCCTTCAACGGCGATGGCACCTCGAATTACTCGGGGATGCGCGGCGCCGGCCCGCTCGCCACCGACGGAAACCACAACACCGCGCTTGTCACCGCCCCCGGGACTTTCAACCTCATCGCCGCGGTCGACATGGGCAATCTGGTCGCCCAGGTCCGCGCCTCGGCGCTCCCGCGCGCGGCCTGGTTCATCAGCGTCATGGGCTTCGGCCAGACCATGCTGCGCCTCGCGAGCAGCGGCGGCTATCTCTACACCGGCGAGGTCGATGGGATCTCGACCCCGTTCTTCAACGGCTATCCGGTCGTCCTGACCCAGAAGCTGCCCCTGACCGCCACGGTCAATTCCGGAAGCGCCATGATGGCGTTCGGCGACATGTACGGCGCCGCCGTCCTCGGCCAGCGCCGCGGCCTGACCGTCGCGCGCAGCGACCAGCGCTATCTCGACACCGACCAGATCGGGATCCTCGTCACCGAGCGCTTCGACGCCGTGATCCACGACATGGGCGACAACAATAACGCCGGCAGCCTCGCCGTGCTGGTCGCGCAGTAGGGAGCCGCCGACGATGCCGATGAAGCTTTTGAGCGCCGACGATTTCCGCGCCGCCGCCAAGGCCGGCGAGACGCCGGACGCGACCGTCTTCCGGTTCGCGACGACCGAGCCCGAGGCGCTGGGCGACGAGGACGCGCGCACCATGCGCTTCGTCTTCTCGGACGCGACGGTCGACCACGCCTGCGATAGCATCGACCCCAAGGGCTGGGACCTGAGCGTGTTCAAGCTCAACCCCGTCGCCCTGTTCTCGCACATGAGCTGGGAGCCCCCCATCGGCCGCTCGCCCTATGTGGGCGTCGAGGGCGACAAGCTGGTGGGCGATATCCAGTTCGCCACGCCGGACATTTATCCGTTCGCGGACACCATCTACCAGCTGCTCAAGGGCGGCTTCCTGAAGGCGGTCTCCGTCGGCTTCAAGCCGAAGGAGTGGGTGTTCACCGCCGACAAGGATCGGCCCTACGGCATCGACTTCAAAAAGCAGATTCTGCTCGAGATTTCAGTCTGCCCCGTGCCCTGCAATCCCAACGCCCTCGCGGAGGCCCGCGGCGCCGGCGTCGACACCGCGCCGCTCCGGGCGTGGGCCGAGAAGGTGCTGGACGCCGGCGACGTGGTGTTCATGCCGCGCAAGGCGCTGGAGAGCCTGCGTAGCCAGGCGTCCGACGCGGCGCCCGCCCGCTATTACGTCCAGGCCGACCGCGACGTCTCGTCCAAGGACATGGACCGCATGCGCGTCGCGGTGAAGCGCTGGCGCGATGACCCGAACGAACTGCTGGTCCTCGCGCCCGGCTGCACCCTGCGCGCGGTCGCGGAGGAACGCCGAGGCGCCGAGGAGTGGACCTGCGGCGCGGCGCGCGACCTGCCGGTCGAGGCCGACGGCGATTGGGACGGCGCGGCCGCCCAGGCCTCGATCTTCGAGCACGCCGGCGGCGACGACTTCAACCCCACGGTCGCGCGACAGGGCTTCCTGGCCTACGACGCGTCCGCGCCGGAGCTGCGCGGCTCCTACAAGCTGCCGTTCGCCCAGGTCGTGGACGGCGAGCTGAAGGCCATGGCCTCGGGAATCCGCGCCGCGGCCTCGCGCCTGCCGCAGGCCGACATCCCCGATGGCGTTAAGGCGACGGCCCGAGCGGTGCTGGATGCCTATGAGGCCAAGCTGGACGGTAAGTCGGGCGCGCCCATCGTCGGCAAGGCGGGGCGCCGGCTCTCGGCCGCGACCAAGTCAAAGCTCCAGGACGCCCTCGACCACCACGAGGCGGCGATGGCGCGCCACACCGAGGCGGCCAAGTGCATCAAGGACGTCATGGACGCCGATAATCCGGCCGAGGAGCCGGACGACGATCCCGACGATGTTGTCGATCCGACGCCCCAACCGCCGGGCGCCGTCGTCCTCGACGATTCCATGAGCCCCGAGGAGCGCCGCCTGAAAGAGGCCCGCGACCTCAAGGCGTCCCTCCGAACCGACTGAGTTTCCCCGGTTTCCGACAGACCCGGACAGAGCGGCGCCCGCGCCGCTCAGCCGTAATTCGCGCGCCTGGCAACCGCGCCCACCGGCCCGTCGTGACGACGCGCCATTCCCTAAGATGGAGCCAAATCAATGGCTAAGAAGCACCAGCTACGCCAGGCCTTGAACAAGGCGGCCGACGAACTCGAGGCGATGGCCGGCAAGTCCGAAGCCGAAGGGTTCAAGCAGGACGTCTATGACGCCCTGAAGGAGAAGATCGCCGACCTCCAGACCCAGCTGACCCGGGTCGAGGAAGCCGAGAAAGTCGCCGCGAGCCTCGCGACGCCCGTCGCCGGCCAGGACCGCCTGACGCCCTCGGCGCCGCCGAGCGCCCACAAGCTTTATGGCAAGCTGAAGAACTTCCAGGACCGGGAGATCGCCGGCCAGACGGTCCGCGCCGTCGACCAGGCCTATGTGGTCGGCCAATGGTTCAAGGCGACGATCTTCGGCAACGCCGAGGCGCTGGATTGGTGCAAGTCGCGCGGCGTCCCGGTGACCAAGGCCCAGGGCGAGAACGTCGACAACGCCGGCGGTTTCCTGGTCCCCGAGGAGCTGCTCGCCACCATCATCGTGCTTCGTGAAGAGTGCGGCGTGTTCCGCCAAGAATGCCAGGTCGTGCCCATGGGCAGCGACACGCTGAACTGGCCGCGCCGGGTCGGCGGCCTGACCGCCTACTTCACCGGCGAGAACCAGGCCGTCACCGAATCCCAGGCCCAGTGGGACGCGGTCAATCTGACCGCCAAGAAGCTCGGCGCCCTGACCCGGATGTCGAACGAGATCGCCGAGGACGCCGTCGTCTCGATCGCCGACTGGCTGGTCGGCGAAATCGCCTACGCCTTCGCGGCGAAGGAAGACGCCTCGGGCTTCAGCGGCGACGGCACGTCCAACTATGGCGGCATCCGCGGCCTGAACGCGATTTTCAGCGACGGGAACCACGCGGCCGGCACTTACCAGGTCTCCTCGGCGACCCTGACCAGCCTCGTCGCCGCCGACTTCAACGGCGTGATGGGCCTCTTGCCCCAATACGCGCTCAAGAGCGCCAAATGGTACATGAGCCAGCAGATGTTCTACTCCGCGGCGGCCGCGGTCATGGCGAAGGGCGGCGGCAACACCCCGCAGACCCTGGCCACCCTGATCGATCCGCTCAATCCGCGCCTGCTCGGCTTCCCCGTCAAGATCGCCCAGCAGCTGCCGATCGTCACGCCCGGCTCCGGCCAGATGATGTTCTATTTTGGCGACCTGTCGAAGTCATCGGCGCTCGGCGAGCGGCGCGGCGTGACCATCAAGCGCTCCGATCACCGCTACTTCGAGAACGACCAGATCGGCCTTCTGGGCACCGAGCGCTTCGACATCAACAACCACGATCTCGGCAGCGCTACCGTCGCCGGCCCGCTCGTCGCGGCGAAGTCGCCGTAAGGGATTTCTAGGCGCGCTAGCGGCCTCGCGGCCTGCCTGAGCGCGGCTTTCCCGCACACCCTCCATCCACACGCGCTGAAGCAGCTCGCCGCCTGGCGAGCGGCGGCGCACGCAAAAACGGAGAAGCGACATGCTTCCTCAACTGAAGGCCATCGTCGCCATCAACGCGGTGTCGACGACCAATGGCGCCACGGCTAGCGGCATCATCGACACCATCGGCTACGACTGGGCCACCATTGACGTCATCGGCACCACCTCGGACGTGGTCTCGAACGCCCCGTCCGTGCTGAAGCTGCAAGAGGCCGACGTGACCAACGTGTCGTCCTTCGCCGATATCGTCGGCTTCCGCGGCGGCACGGATTTCACCATTCCGCCCGCCAATACGGCGGCCACGGCGGTGCTCCAGAACAACTACAAGTTCAACGTCGATTGCCGGCCGCGCAAGCGCTACATCCAGGTCGTCGCGTCGCCCCGGACCACCTGGAGCATCACCGCCCTGGCCAACCTCGGGCGGGGTGAACAGGCCCCGATCACCGCGGCCAAGGCCAACGCCATGACCCTGGCGGAGGGCTAGGCCATGACGCCTGTCGTCCCCGAAATCCTCGCCGACCTCGCCGCCAGACTGCTCCAGGGCCGTCACGACGCCGAGCCGCATCACGTGAAGCAGGCCGTCGCCACGGCGCGCCTGATCGTCGCCGAAGCCCATGCGGGCGAGCCGGAAGCGCCGGCGATCGCCGCGCCCGAACCCCAACCCGCCAAGGCGGCCGCCGCGCCCGAACCCGCGCCGTCGCCGGCTGAATCCAAGCCCGAGCCCGAGGCGAAGGCCGACTTCAGGCCGGAAGGCGAGGCCGACAAGGCCAAATAGCGAGATCCCGGCCGACACCGGGACAGACGTCCGCGCGCGGACAGACGGGGGTCGGGTGTCGGCCCGGCTCCCGTCACCCTCCCGACAGAGGAAGAGGAAACCGACGTGAAACCCAAGACTCAAGACGCAGACGCCCGCGCGGCCGCCGCGCCGATCCGCCTCGACCTCGGGGCGGCCGACGCCTCGCCCGAGGGCTATATCCCCATGGGCAACGCCCACGGGCGGCCGATCTATCCGCTGAACATCGCCGATGGGTCAGTGGACGTGGTGCGGGCCAGCCACTGCCTGGAGCATTTCCCGGCGGCCGACGTTCAGGCCGTCATCGCCGAATGGGTCCGGGTGCTCAAACCCGGCGGCGTGCTCAAGATCGCGGTGCCTGACTTCGCCAAGATCGCCGAGAACTACCTGGCCGGCGTCCAGCAGCCCACGGGCGCCTTCGTCATGGGCGGTCAGAGCGCGGCGGACGACTTCCACAAGTCGCTGTTCGACTACAAGGTGCTGAAGACGGTGCTGGCCCAGGCGGGGCTGATGCTGATCCGGCGCTGGGAGTCGGACCTTCGCGACTGCGCCAGCCTGCCCATTTCGCTGAATCTGGAGGGGACCAAGCCGCACATCGCCGAAGTCGGCGTGTCGGCCGTGATGTCCACGCCCCGACTGGGGTTCATGGACAACATGTTCTCGGCGATCGAGGCGCTCCCGAAGCTGGGCGTCACCCTGCGCCGCTGCACCGGCGCCTACTGGGGCCAATGCCTCGAGCGGGCGATCGAGGAGGCCCTGCGCGAGGACGCGCCGGACGTGATCCTGACCCTCGACTATGATTCCGTCTTCACCCGTGAAGACGCGGGGATGCTGCTGCAACTGATGTGCTGCTACCCTGGAGCCGACGCGATCGCCGCCGTCCAGGCGGGCCGCGGCGCGGTCGGAGGGCGCCTCTTCACCATCCGGGGCGCGAACGGCGCGAACCTCAAGGGCGTGCCGGCCGATTACTTCGCCGGCGACCTGGCCCGGGTATCCACCGCGCATTTCGGCCTCACGGCCATCCGCGCCGAAAAGCTGCGCGCGCTGCCCAAGCCGTGGTTCCACGACGCGCCCGCGCCGGATGGCTCCTGGAACGAGGGGCGATCGGACGCCGATATCGAATTCTGGCGCAAGTGGGAGGAGGCCGGCAACGGCCTCTTCCTCGCCAACCGCGTGGCCATCGGTCACCTCGAGCTCGGTGTGCTCTGGCCGGCCGCGCCGGGCCCCGGGACCGCTCCGGTGAACCAGCCGGTGGGCGAGTGGCGCGAGACGGGCAAGCCTGAGGGCGTCTGGGGATGAGCGCGGACGTCGTCACGACCGTGCTGGCGGCCGCCGCCACCTATGATCTGACCGATTTGCCGACGGCCAAGGACGAGTTGGCGATCACGGACACCGCGGATGACACCCGGCTGGGCCGCTACATCAGCCAGGTCTCCAAGGCGGTGATCAACGACTGCAATCGGGTGTTCGCGCCCGAGCTGGTGCAGGACGTCTTCGATCTGAGCCGCCCGGGCTATCGGGTCAGGGGCGGCCGATCGGCGCTCCAACTCAGCCGCTGGCCCGTGCTGGCGGTCACCTCGGTCGTCCAGAACAACGCCGCGACGCCCACGACGCTGGTCCTGAACACCGATTTCCGCGTCGACGCGGCCGACGGCCTGCTGCTGCGCCTCAGCGCCGACACCGGGCGCGTCATCGACTGGGAGCCGTTCCCCACGACCGTGATCTACACGGCGGGCTTCGGCGCGGTGGTTACCGAGGCGCACACGATTCCGGGCGCGCCCTACGCGGTCACGGTGGGCCAGGCTGACGTTTTTTCTTGCGACCAGGCCGTCAGCTACGCCAACGGCGCGGCCTTCACCCGCGTCGCCGCGAACCCGGCCCAGGGCCAGTACTCGGTCGCGGCCGGCGCCTACACCTTCAACGCCGCCGACAGCGGCCAGGCGTCCGTCGCCTTCACCTATTGCACGCTCGATGTGCCCGACGACGTGGCCGACGCGGTCCTGCGCCTGATCACGGCGCGGTATCGCGCGAAGGGCCGCGATCCGGCGCTGATCCAGCGCGATCAGCCCGGCATGGGAACCGAGCGCTACTGGTTCGGCGGCGCCCCCGGCCAGACCGGCCCGTTCCCGCCCGACGTCGAGACCCTGCTCGACAACTACCGCATGCCCGTCTCGGCCTGAGAGTCTTTCGCGCGCTAACGGCCTAGCGGCCTGCTTGAGCGCCGGCCAGCCCACTCGCGGGGAGGGGTGGGGCGCCTATAGGGAGACGTCAGGATGGACATCCATATCGACGTCAAGGGCGACCACGCCGTGGGCGTCCGCTTCGAGGCGTTTCCGGGCCAACTTTACGACGCCCTGAAAGACGAGATCACATCCCTCGGCCAGGAGCTGCTCGCGCGGGTGCGGGCGGCGACGCCGTCGCGCACGGGCCGGCTGCGGAGCGAAGAACGGCTGAGGATCTTCGCCGACCCCAACAGCATCAAGGCCCAGGTCGGCATCAACGCGGGGAAGGTCTCTGGCGGCGAATACGCCAAGGCTGGCGCGCTGGAATACGGCGCGCACCGCGCGACCAAGGTCAAGGCGCACAGGATGCGGCTCGACCACCACTGGGCGCTCAAGCTCGCCGCGCCCGAAATGGTGATGCTCGCCGCCTTCACCCGCACGCCGAACATCGAAGAGCATAGCTTTGAGCGCGGCCCGCTGGCCGAGATGCAGGCGGAGGTCCTGACCCGGCTCAACGCCGTGGTCGACAAGGCTGTCGTCCAGGCCAACGGATGAACACGAACTTTGAAGCCGCGATGGGGGCGCTGTTCACGCGCCTGCAGGGCGTCGCGGCATTCGAGACCACGGGCCGGCGGCTCATTCCCTGGACCCAGGTCTCGGCCCAGCCCGCGATGTTCCTGCGCCGCGTCGGCACGACCGACGAGCAGGGCTCGGGCGAGTTCATGATCACCACGCTGGAATGCGAAGTGTGGATCTATTCCAAGGCCGGCGAGGATCCGCGAGCGATCCCCGACGCCGAACTCAGCACCCTCGACCAGGCGGTGCGCGCCGCCTTCGCGCCCGACGCCGACTACGGCGTGCCGCGCTTCACCCTCGGCGGCCTGGTCTACTGGTGCCGCATCGAGGGCCGCAGCGAATATTCCCCTGGAGACCTCGGCGGCCAGGGCATCAGCCTGATCCCCGTCAGGATCACGCTTCCTTAGTGGCGCTAACGGTCGCTCGCGCTCGCAGCTTGAGCGCGTCAGGGGGCTCAAGCAGCTCGTCGGGCCGGTGGCCCCACGCAAAACGGACACATCCGATGACAATCCCCGAGATCGTCAACAGCTGGTTCGCGAGCCTGAACGGCGGCGCGCTGGGCCGCGCGACCGAGGCCTACAACCAGGTCGCCGCGGCCATTCCCGATCTGATCGGCCGCCTGGGTGGCGCGCCGCCCGAGCCCGAGCCACAATCTGAAGCCGAACCCCAACTCGTTCCCGCCGAGGCCGTCGCCGACACGCCTGCCGAAGAGCAAGCCCCCTAACCGCCCCGGAAAGGACCACCCCCATGACCGCACTCAGCGGCAAGCCGACGTTCGGCGCCGGCCGCGTCTTCGCGACCCTGAACGTCACCACGCCGACCCCGGCGCGCGCTTTCGTGCCCCAGAGCCAGTCGCTCGATTTCAAGCGGAAGGTCGAAAGCCTGTTCGGCGATCGCCAGCTGCCCGTCGCCGTCGGCGCCGGCACCATGGACGTGTCGGGCAAGGTCGAGATGGGCAAGACCTCGGCCCGCATCCTGTCGGACATCATGTTCGGCGCGACCGCCTCCATCGGCTCGTCCTATCTGGAGGCGGACGGGGAAGCCGGGATGGTGCCCACCGCCAGCTCCTATGTGGTGACGGTCCAGAACGCGACCAACTTCCTGGGCGATCTGGGCGTCGTCAACGTCGCGAGCGGCGTGCCCTATGGCCGCGTCACCGCCGGCGCGGAGACCGCGGGCTTGTCCTATTCGCTGGGTTCCGGCGCCAACAAGGGCAAATACACCTTCGCCGCGGGCGACACCGGCCTCGCGATGAGTATTTCGTACTACTACGCCAATACGTCGTCCGGCGAGACGGTGCCGATCTCGAACGCCACCCAGGGGCTGATCGGCAACTTCCAGGCGGTCCATGTGCTGCCCTGGGGGCTCGAGCAGGACATGTTCGTGCTCAACAGCTGCGTGGCCTCGTCGAGCGGCTTCTCGACCAAGAATTCCGGCTTCGGCATGACGACCATGGAATACATGGCCAGCGTCGATGGCAGCGGCAACCTCGGCACCGCGACCTTCGCCGAGAGCAGCTGACTCGGCTTTCGGCTGGTTTTTCACGTCGCCATACCGCTTGGCCGCCGATCGCCGCGCCGACACCCCATCCGTCGCGCATCCGCGCGCCACCATCCCCGCAAGGGGGAAGGAAAAGCACCCCTCAAGCAGCGAGCGCGAGCGACCGTTTGGCCAACGAAGGACTCCCCATGACCGAAGACGAGCGCAGGATCGTGGGCGAAACGCGCCGCGCGGTATTTCAGAATGTCGCCAATGGCCTGCCGCAGGAGCGCGTGATGGAGGTCATGCGGATGAGCCAGGTCGAGGTCGAAAGGGCGGTCAAGGCCGTCGCGCGGAAGATCACCGAGTGGCTGGTCTATGCGCGGCAACCGCCGATCGCCTGCGACAACGTCGGACTGATCCGGCTCAACCGCAAGCGGCTGCTGGCCGTGCTGACCAAGATCGGCGACCTGTCGCTGGGGTCGGATTTCATCCTGTTCCCGGATCGCAAGACCGGCGAGCTCATCAAGGTCCAGTTCGGGAAGATCATGACCCAGGCGATGGACCATCCCGAGATGATCGACGGCGCGAGCCGTCGCATGGCCGAGGCGTATCGATGATCGGAACCATCACCCTGGGCGAGCGCGTTTTTACGCTTCGGCGGTTCACGCTGCGGGAGAACGCGCGGGCCTATCCGCTCGCCCGCCAGCTCGTCGTGGACGGGGTCATCGACCGCTGGGTCGAGGCGCTCCAGACGGTGATCGACGCCCTCGCCAAGGAAGCGGCGGGCGAGCGGGCCGGCGGCGCGCCGGGCCAGTGGGAGGTGTCCGAGGACGAGATGGGCCGGATGGCCGATTTTGTCTTCATGGCCTGCCAGGCGTCCGAGCCGGATCTGACCCGGGAGGCGTTCGACGCGCTGCCGGTGTCGCCGCGCGATCTGTTCAACGCCTTCTTCGAGGCGCGCTACTGCACCGGCGCCTGGGTGCGGCCCGATCCGGCCGAAACGGCGCCGACCGATGACGCCGGGGAAAAACCCGAGGGGGAGGCCGACGGGGCGCCGGCCCCGCTCCAGCCGACATCGACTTCCGACGAATTGTCGCCCGGCTGACGCGATACTTCGGCCAGTCTCCCGATTACTGGTGGGACAACTGTACGCTCACCGACTGGATCGAGGTCTGGCAGCGCGAGCTATTGACGACGCCACCCGCCGACGAGTTCCTCGCCTCCTATTTCGAGGGCCATAAATGGTGGTCGCCCCCGGCGTTCGGCGGCGCGGCGGCCGCGGGCGCCGCCGAGGACGAGACCTGGGACTGTCCGATGCCGGACGTGACCGACTAGGGAGCGCCCATGGCCAATAACATCGCCGTCGCCGTCACCGCCGACGTCGCCGACCTCCAGGTCAAGCGCGCCATCCTGTCCGCCGAGCTGAAGACCGCGTCGGCGGACCTGAACGCCTTCGCCAAGACCGCCGCCACCGGAGGCGTGACCGACGAACTGCGCGCCTCGATGCTGTCCGCCGCGAGCGCGACCGCGACCGCGCGGGCCGGCATACAGGCGATCAACAAGGAACTGAAGGCCGGCGAGACCAAGGAGGGGCTCGGCGCCGCCCTGAACAACGTCATCGGCTCCGTCAAATCCGGCGCGCTCGAGGAGGGCGCGGCCAAGCTCGGCCTTTTCGGAAGCGCCCTCGACGCCCTGGGACCGGCGGGGATCGCGGCCGGCGCAGCCCTGGCGGGCGTGGGATTCGCCGCCGAGAAGGCCACGGCGGCGGCGGAATGGGCCGAGGAGCTGCGCCGCGCGGCGTCTGTCTTCGGCCTGACGACGACGCAGATTCAGCAATTCGACTTCGTGTTCCAGAGCCTGGGCGTCAACGTCGACAAGGGCCGCGAGACCCTGGCCGGGCTAGAGAAGACGATCGGCCTCGTTACGTCTGGCCTGGCGCGGACGACCCAGGTCAAAGCGTTCGAGTTTCTGAAAATCAGCCCGGACGATCTGCGCGCCTGGGGCACGCTGCCCGAGCAGCTGAACCACGTCGTGGACGCCCTCGCGAACCTGAACACAGCCCAGCGGGCGGCCGTTGAATCGCGGCTCAAGATCGATCCGGAGGTGATCCAGGCGCTGATCGACGAGCGCGGCAGCCTGAGCGAGCTCACCGAGGAGGCCCAGAAATACGGCATCGTCGTCCCCAGCGATGTGATCAACACCTCCGCCCAGGCCGCCGGCAAGATGCGGGAGTGGAAGGCGATCATCGACGGCGAGCTGCGCGTCGCCTTCATCGACCTGGCGCCCGCCGTCGCCAAGAGCCTGGGCGCGGTGGCGGAAGCCGCGAACGGCTTCGCCGACTTCATACGAGGCGTGACGGTCGCTGGCCGGGAAGTCGGGGAATTCATCGGCGAGGTCGGCGCGGCCGCGCAAAAGATCGAGCAGGCCGTGCCGTTCCTGGGCGACATGGCCCACTGGTTCGGCCAGGCGGTCGGCGCCATCGACAACGCCGGGGGCGCTCTGGGCCGCTTCCTGACGCCACTGGAATCGATGATCAACCCGCTCGGGACCGTCGTCGGGCTGCTGGAAAAACTCGGGGCGCATGATCGCGCCATTCCGCACTTGGAGCCCAAGGCGACCGCTGGCGCGGCGACGGATTTCGAGTCGCTGGTTTCTGGCGCGGGTTCGGGCGGCTCCGGGCGCCACGGCGGCGGCGCGAAGGATCAGGCCCAGCAATGGACCGATGAGCTGCGCGCGGCGTTGCTGGCGGCCGTCCAGCAGGGGCAGACGTCGGCCGATCAGCTGGCCCAGGTGGAGGAGACGTTCTGGCAGCGCAAGGTCACGGCCGCGACGGCCGGATCGGCGGCGTACCGCACCGCGATCGCCAATTTGGAATCGGCCGAGATCGAAGCAGCCAAGCAGGCCGCGTCGCAGAAGAAGCAGATCGCCGAGAGCGACATTTCGAGCCAGCTCGCGATCGAGAAGACCGGGATCGACGATCGTCGCGCCGCGGTCGAGGCGGACTATTCCAACGCCGTCATCACCGCACAGCAGAAACGCGACAAGCTGGCCCAGCTGCTGCGCGAGGAGACCCAGGACGAGATCGACGCCCTGGAGGCCAAGAAGGCGCTTAATCCGCAGGACCTGGCGGCCGTCGCCGCGGCCGACGATCAGGAAAGAGAGCTGCGCGCCAAGCTCGTCGCGGACCTCGACGCGCTCGAGCGCCAGTTGACGACCGATACCAAGGACGAGAACCAGAAGCGGACCGAGGCCGCGATCAAGGCGGCCGACGAGCAGGCCCGCGCCTGGCGCACGGCCAACAGCGAGATCCTCGGCGACGAGAAGCAGCTGGTGGATGGCATCCTGAACGGCCGCGCGAGCCTGAGCCAGCTCCTGGGCCAGATCGCCTTCCAGACGGCCGAGAAGGAGATTACGGCGGACCTGCAATACTGGACCGAGCGCCTGCTGCTTCAAGCCGAGGGCGTTTCGGCGATCGCCGCCAAGGAGGAGGGCGGCCTGCTCATCCACCTGCTCACGCAGACGAAGAAAACCGCCGCCGTGGTCGCCAGCCAGGCCGCGCAGACCGCCGCCGCAACCACCGGCGCCGCCGCGCGCACGACCGCCGAGACCACCTCGGCGGTTACCTCCACGGCAGCGCAGAAGACGCTGGCGTTGGGGCAAATCGCGTCCCTGGCGGGACTCGCTGGCGCGGGCGGCGTGGCGTCGATGGCGGCCGCGCCCTGGCCGCTGGATATGAGCGCGCCGGCCTTCGGCGCGGCGATGTCGGCGGCGGCGCTTAGTTATGGGAGCCTGGCCAGCCTCGACGTCGGCACCAACTTCGTCCCGCGCGACATGCTGGCCCAGATCCACGAGGGCGAGCGGGTGATTCCGGCCGCCGACAACCGCGCCCTGATGGACGCGGTGACCGGCGCGGGGGGAAGCTTCGGCGCCGGCGGCGGCTCGGTCGAAAACCACCTGCACCTGAACGTCAGCGCGGTCGACGGCCCCAGCTTCCTGGCGCACCTGCGCGCCAACAAGGACGCCTATCAGAAGGTCATGGGCGAGATCGTCCGGGGCGGCGGCGCCGGCCGCATGGGTCTCGCGACGGCCTGAGGACGCTTTACTGGGCGGCCGCTCCGATCCGCGCCGTAACAGCGGCCACGAAGGCGCCCTCAATGACCCCGCGCGAGGTGCAGCTCAGGCTTTTGTCGGCGTTCCCATAACCTGTGCGATATAGCCCATCGATCGCCGTGCGCACGGAGAGGCGACCGTCTGGCGCCGCGTCGATAAAGTATTGAACGTCGGTGCTCGCCCGTTTGTCGGCCAGATAAGGTATGCCGAGGACGCCACCGCAGTCCGCCTCGGCGGTCGATAGATGGACGCCGAGCGGCGCGCTCACCAGGGATCCAGCGCCTTCATCGTCCTTGAGGATCTGAAAACCCTCGTGCTTCAGCTCCTCGCGCGCCGCGAGCAGCGCGCCCGAGGGCTTCGACACCGTCGCGGTCACCGGCGCCCCGAGCGGCCCGATCGGCGTGATATCCCCATTCCTTGTCGCGGGCCCCCCGGTGCGCTCCATGACGGCGGCGTCCAAACGGCTGAAGGCGCGCTGGTACAGCGTCGGATCAAAGATCGGATGATCCTCGCGCGCGCCCTGGCCGTAGGTTCCGGAAGTCGTCTTGATCGCCACGAAGGTCAGGCGAACCCGGACGACGCCGGGGCGCATGGTCTCGATGAAGGCGGTCGCCAGCGTGTTCCCCGATCCCTCGGCGCTTTCCAGGAAGTCGAGGAGGCCGGTCTTGTTCACCGTGGCGCTCTCGGCCTTGACGAACCCGCTCTGGATGTCGGCGCCGTCGATCGTGAAACCGAGGTCTTGAAGCGAGTCCACGACCGATCGAGGCTGTGTGAAAACGCGCTGACTGTAGCTCTGGCATTGGTTGGTTTGCGGCGTTCGGATCAGGCGCGGATCGCCTGGATCAGCGGCCCGACACCTAGGATCTGGATCATCCTCTTCAGAT